AACACAAAAAGATGGTGGAACTTATGAATGGGATACTTCAGGAGGAATGAGTGATAATAGAGCTACAGCTATTGCTAATGCTCCTACTAATTCTAGTTTATCAATAGTATCTACAGAAACTAGACATGTTGTTTGTATGGGTACAGAGACAACTATAAGTTCACCTGCAACACAAGATAAAATGTTTATTCGTTGGTCTGATCAGGAAAATTATAATTATTGGACACCTAATGTAACTAACTCTGCGGGATCACAAAGAATAGCAGGAGGAAGTGAAATAAGATGTGCTCGACCTGCTAAAGGAACTATATTAGTATGGACAGATACTACAATGCAATCAATGTCTTTTATAGGTCCTCCTTTTATATTTGGCTTTAGACAATTAGGAAATGACTGTGGAGCTGTAGGATTAAATAGTGCGATGGTAATAGATGATGTAGCTTACTGGATGTCTGATGGACAATTCTTTAGATATGCGGGTTCTGTTCAAGAAATACCTTGTCCTGTATTAAATCATGTATTTGATAATATTAATAAAATTCAATATGCACAAGTCTATGCTGCACAAAATTCTAACTTCTCTGAAGTGATATGGTATTATTGTTCTAGTGCCTCTGATCAATGTGATCGTTATGTAATTTATAATTATTTAGAAAACTCTTGGTATTTTGGAACGATGGATAGAAGTACTTATCAAGATAATGGAGTTGAATTTAATCCTTTAGCTACAGAATATTTAGCTAATTCTAATGCAACTTCTTTTAGTACAATTAATGGAGTAACTCAAGGAAGAAGTTTAATCTACGCTCAAGAATCAGGAGTGAATGCTGATGGTGCTGCTTTAACAGCTTATATTCAATCAGGTGATGGAGATATTGCTGATGGTGAAACTTTTAGCTTTATTAATAAAGTTATACCTGATTTTCAAGATCAAACTGGAAATACTGTCATTACTTTAAGTGTTAAAGACTATCCTAATGATTCAGCAACAGTAGGAGAAACTTTGACAGTAAATAACACAACTAGGTTCGTTAATACACGTATTCGTGGTAGACAATCTAATATTAAAATACAAAACAATGATATCGGAGATAATTGGAGATTTGGTACTTTAAGAGTAAACATAAAACAAGATGGAAAAAGATAAATATACTATAAGACCAGCTCGAATATCTGATGCTGTTCGTATAAGAGAACTATTGAAAACGTGGCTTACAGAGGCTCCATTTAACTTTGGAAACACTAATAATACTAAAGCTTTAGAGAATATAGTATTTTACATTAAGAATAGTTTTGTTATAGTAGTAGAATGTGAAAATATAATTATTGGAACATTGGCTGCAACAGTTGATGAAACATGGTATAGTGACAAAAAGTTCATGAGAACTTTATGGTTACATGTTAATCCTAAACATAGAAACTTTAGGATATTTCGTTCAGTAATGATTGTTTTTAAAGAATACGCATTAGCTAATAAAGTGACTGCGATATGTGAAGTCTTTCAAGGTAAGGACGTTGAAAGAAAAGACAAGGCTTTTATTAAATTAGGATTTAAAGTTATCGGAGGAACTTATATAGTCAATGGGTAGTATTTTCAAACCAAGCACCACTGTAGTACAGGCACCATCGCAGTCATCGACTAGCTATGATATTCCTGCTTACTTTAAAGAAATTCAAGAACGAACTTTAAGACGAGGAGAACAAGAGTTCGATAAACCATATCAAGGTTTCACTGGTCAACGTATAGCTCAATTAGATCCTATGGAAACACAAGCTGCTGGTATATATCAAAATCAAATTCTTCCACAATCAGGACAACTTGCTGCAATAGGTGCTCAAACTTATGACACTGCTACAGCTCAAGCTTACACTAATCCATACGAAAATCAAGTTATCTCAGGAGCTTTAGGAGATTTACAAGAAGCTTATGGTCAATCTCAACAATCAATGAATGCTTCAGCAATTGGTGCAGGAGCTTTTGGTGGATCAAGGCAAGGTATACAAAATGTTTTAGGAGCAGAAAGATTCATAGAAAGTGCGGGAGACACATCAGCAAGATTAAGACAAGCTGGTTTTGAATCAGGTGCAAATAGATTTATGCAAGATAGAGCAACACAATTACAATCTGCTCAATCTCAAATAGGTGCTTTAGGACAATCAGCAGCAGGACTTCAACAATTTGGATCACAAGCCCGTGGTATAGAACAAGCTGGACTTGCAGAAACCTATCGTGACTTTATAGAAGAAAGAGAATATGGAGCTGGACAAATTAAACAAATGATTGGTGCTTTATCAGGAGCTCCTATAAGAAGTTATGGAGAAGAAAGATCAGGCTCAGTTGGAGTTCCATATGCTGGTGCAAGTCCCTTTGGTCAAATAGCTGGAGCTGTAACAACAGGAATGGCTTTATCTGATATGAGATTAAAAGAAGATATTAATTTAATTGGTAAATCTCCATCAGGAATTAACATTTACACATTTAGATATAAAGGCGATGATAAAAAATACCAAGGTGTTATGGCTCATCAAGTTCCTCATGTATCAACTGTTAATGATGATGGTTATCTAATGGTAGATTATAACAAACTTGATGTACAATTTAAGGAGGTTTAATGGCAATACTTGATTCCAGTTTTCCTAAAAAAGGTGATGAAGAAAATAAAATCCCTGTAGATATTATTAATGATGATATGGCTTTATCTGAAGCCTTTAAAAAAATGACTATTAATGAAAAGGAAGATAGTGCTTTAAATAATGGTGATGGTGATGGTGATAAAAAAAATAATGGTGATGGTGATGGTGATAAAAAAAATAATGGTGATGGTGATGGTGATAAAAAAAAGAAAAGTTTAATAAATTCTATTGGAGGTGCTTTTTCTAGTATAGCTACTAAGTTAGAAAGTAATATAGGAAAAGTATTAGAGGATCCTAATAAACGTGCTTTATTTTATTCAGGTATGGAGATGATAGATAAATCATCACGAATGGTTCCATTAAGTTCAGGTAGAGCACAATCTCCTTTTGGTATAATTACAGGTTCTTTAGGTTCAGGTGTAAAAGCAGTAAAAGCAGAAGAATTAGCTGCAGATGCTGCTAAAGCTAAATTAGCAAGTTCTGGAATAAAAAGTCAAATAGATATGTTAAAACTTCAATTTGATATGGATAAAGCGGGTGCGATGGAATTAGATGCTTATAAAGGTTTAGATAAACAAATGGAAGATATAGCAAGTGCTACTAAATTAAATCAAGTTTTTGGATCTCAAAAAAATTTAATTAAATCTTGGACAGCTAATCCTGATAATAACACTTTACCTGTTGGTGCTTTAAGAAGTAAATTCCCTGGAGCAATTCAAGCTGTTAATGATCTTTTACCAAAGTCAATGAGACAAGAGAGTGAATTTTTTACAAGTATAGAATCATCTGCTAATTTTATTAGTAGTTTTAATAAGTTAGCTACTGTTGCTACTTTAGATACTTTATCTAATACTAAACTTACTCCTGTATCAGACAGAGATGTTAAAATAGTAAGAGAAGGTCAAACACAAACAACAGATGCTGCTACTACTTTTCTTAATAATATAATCTACACTGATGCTATATCTTTAATTGAATCTGAAAAAATAAAATATGCTAGATTATTTAAACAAGACAGAGGTTATAAAACAGGAAGTAATAGAGATTTTGATACTGAATTTACTACTATCGGCTCTACTAAATTAAGAGATAAGATATTAAAAGAATCATCTCATTCTCCTGATAAACTTTATGAAGAAGCTAAATTACTAGGCTTTGCAGCAGATTATGAAAAATACACTGGAGATGTTACAGACTTCTCTCCTTTTGCTTTAGCTTCTGCAAAAGCTTCTTTAGATATGGGTGGAAAAACTCAATACAGTAGATTTTATAATTCAACAATACCAATTGAAAAAGATAAAAATAAGTCAACAACTCCAAAAGGAGAACCTTTAGATGGAGAAAAATGGCAAGAAAATTATCCAGGTGTAAATGAAAAAATAGAAAGTATGAAACCTAAAACTACAGTAAAAGAAGATCCTTTTGAAACACCTTATGATAAATTAAGTCCAGAAATAAAAAAAAGATTCCTAGAAAATGATATTAGTCCTGAATATTATAATGATTCGGTAAAATAAATATGAGTAGTGAAAATTTAGAAGTAATTACTGAAGAAGAAAAACAGATACCTGTACTTAATATAAATAGAAACATAGGAACATCTACAGAGAAAGACGCTGTAGTAATGCCTGAGAAAGTTGTAGAAAATGTTGATCCTAATGTTGAAGCAGAAAACCCACTTTTAAATTCAGAAACAACCGTAGCAAGTAATATAGCTAATGAGATTGTAGAAGAAAATACAGATAATTCTTTAGAAACTGTAAATGCAGAAGCAGAAATAAAATTACCAAAAGAAGAAGTTGCAAATCCAAATGATCAAATTATTGGTCCAGATGATGAATTTCAATTAGATAAACAAAGAACTAAAATTGAAATTACAAAAGATATGGAAAATGCAATAGAATTATATTCTACATTTTCAAAAGAGATAGGTCCTTATGTTACTTTAGAACAAACTAAAAAAATAATTAAAAATAATTATAGCACCGAGGTAATAGGATCGGTGATCAAGGAAATTGAAACATCTAAAGCTAATGATTATAAATCATTTGAAAGTGATGGAAGAGATTTTAATTTAGTTAATGAAGGTTTAAAAGAAGTAAGAAAAGCTTTGGTAGAAGAAGATAGACCTGATCTTGCTTCAAAACTTAATTTAAAAAATGTATCAGAAATAATAACAGAACTTAAAGAAGGTAATGCAAGTATTAATGATAATTTATTTTATAAATTAGCTGGAATAAATCCTGAATTAGATGGCGTTGATGCTAAAACTAGAACTGTAATGAGTTTTGCTCATTATGATGATAAAACTATTGCAACTCAGGCTCACGATGCTATTGTTGCAACTCTTCCAGATAAATATAAAGAGATATATAACAGTTTAAATTATAGTGGAATTAAAATTCATACTCAAAATTATGAATTTGCAGATGGTAAACAAAGATTAATATATAAAATTCCAGAAGAATTAGGTGGAGATAATAAATATAAATTATTTAATAAACCTGGTTTTGAAAGTAAAGATGTATCTGGTTTCACGGGTGAGATAGTAGTAATGGCTGCAGAAATTACAGCGGGTATTGCAGCTACAGGGGGAGGACCTACTGCTGTAGCTACTTTTTCTGGTATGGCTGGTGCTGTAGCTGAATTAGGCAAACTTATGTATGGTCAATCATTAGGAGTAAATTTAGATATGACCATGAATGATATGTTTATTGAAGCTGGAAAAAGAGCAGCTATTACCGGTGTTGCAACTAGACTGACTATTCCAATTTTTAATGGAGCAGCTAGACAATTTAAAACTCTTTTTGCAAAAAAAGCTATGGGTTCTGCTCTTACAGGAGAAATAGGAACTTTACCTTCAAAAATAAGAAAAGATTTTATAAAAAATTATAAAACAGGTTTAAGTAACGAAGAAAAATCTTCTAAAATATTGGAATTTAAAGAAGCTTTAATAGAAAGAGCAGGAATGAATGCTGATGAAGCTGATAAATTTGTTTTTAACACACATGGAGGAACTCTTCCTAAATCAAGTATAGCTCAAATAGAAAAATTAACAAAAAGTGATATTACTAAAAGTGGTCAATTTGTAAATAAAGAAGGACAACAAGCTATTCTTGCTCAAGAAAGAGAACTTTTAGAAGAACAAGCTAAAGTACTTGAAAAACAATTTGGAATTAGTTTAGAAACAATAAGAAAATCAGGTGTAAAAACTCAAGTTGAAATAAATGATAAAATTATTAATATAGCAAAAGGTTATTCAGAGGCAGACCAGTTATTTTTAATAGAGACAAAAGAAGCTTTAAATAAAGCATGGAAAGAATCCATAAAAAATTCTACTAATAAA